TTTCCAATCGGGTTGATGAACTAGCGTCACATCAGAGAAAGTACTTATTTCTTCTTGACGTTTTTGCTCGGCCTTTGTACCAGAGCCAGCTTTAATATATGAGATAAATTGATATTCATTCGTGTCAGATTGCCAGACACAAATACCAGGGGAATTAAGCGAGAAGTCAACAGTAACTAAATTCAAATTAGAATCTTTTACCCATCGCAGCACCAAGAGCGGCACCGACTAATCTGGAGGTTAATAGATCGTAGAATATACCTTTTTGAATACCTAGTACTTTAGCTAACATTTTACCGATAGATTTTCCTAAGGCAAACCCAGTTAAACCACCGATAATAGAACCTAAAAGACCTTCTTCAACTAGATCTTCTTCTAATCTGTCTAAATCAAATTCACCAGTCTCTTCATTTAAGTATTGTTTTACAAACTCTTCTAGAGCTTGGTCAACTTTTTCCTCTAATTCAGGAGTCCACTCAGACTGTAGGCCTTCTGTTAATAGAGCCATATCAGTTTCTGTGAGTTGTTGTTCAACTAAGTAATCATTAAATGTTTTCATAATGTATATATCGTTTAATCTATTTCTAAATCTAGGCTCATCTTATTGTAAACAAAAGTACATTCAAACGTAGAAAAGTCAGCTACATTTTCTGCCATATTTAGATTTAACTCGTTAATAGAGTTTAGTATTATTTTTTCAAATTTCATAAAAGCAACAGAACTACCTTCTGCATCTAGAATCCTTAAAGTAAATGGTTCGATATAAGGCTCTTTAGTAGTTCTTGCATAATAGTATAATAGAGTGTCCATCATAATCCAATAGTTAATAAAACCATCTAATAACTGGAAAGTAACTGTAAATTCTCTTGTTATTGTATTTTGGATTGGGACTGCACCTCTATGGTATCTAGTTGTACCATCATTATCTGCTTGGGTAATTGGGTCAAACGTAATACCAGGAATATTAACACCTTGTATAGAATAGTTAACAAAATCCACTGGCTCTGCTAACAGTCCACCTGGAATTCTGTTTAAATACTTTTTGTACTTATCTACAACTTCCTCTGGAATAAACTTTCTAGGAAATCTAAAATCGTATGCGTTATTTCTACTATTTAAAATCATTATCCAAGAGTAAATTTACCTTTAGTAACCATAGATTCATCAACACCGTTATCTAAACTAATATAGAAATCTCGGTTTTGCATACCTCTAATTGAATTTGCATTTTGTTCGTTAATCTTAAATAAGACTTCACCTTTACCCATATCAATATCTTTATTATAGACATGGTTAAACTTTAATTTAGATTTACCGTCATTAAAAGTTAAAATAACTAACTCAGCATTTTCAAAAGATACTAATTCGAAATCATCACCTCTTTTCTTTGCAATCACAAATTTAATATATGTAGAAAAAGGAGGTATTGTGATTGATAGATCTCCCTCGTTAACGAAATCAGAAGTATCAAACTCTTCAACCTCTTTTAACATCTCATTATTACCTGTACCTGTAAGTTCTACTTTAGCAGAAGAAGCAATTACATTATGTCTTTCAATAAATGTAGGCACGTACTTTGTTGATCTTGGTAAATTATCTGTAATAAAACCAGAGATCGTTTTGTTAGAAGTTAAACTAGGTAAAACGTTGTAAACTTCCGTCAATATATTTGGGTTGTCAATTTTAAGAGCAGATAATTTCTTACCGTATTTAGCCGGGTAGTTTACTGTTAAAGCTGCTTTCTTTACAATTTGAGTATTATCTGTTTGATTGTAAATTCTCATCGTCACATCGATCGAGAAGTTAACCGCAACATTAGCATTTTTAATCACAGGTCTAAAGACGATAGGTGTACTAAAGTCTTCATATTGTGTAAATGTAGTATCTGATGTTTTAATAAAAGAAGTACCCACTTGTTCAAATACTTCAATGTCGTATATTACAACAATATCATCTGAGCTGGTTTGAATTCTATTTAATATATTACTTTCAAAGCCGGAAATTGAATTATCTTTTTCTCCGTAAATATTAAAGTAATCTCCATCTTCAGCATCTTCAACCACTACGGTAAAATCAGAATACTCATCTTCTCTAGAAACTGTAAATTTATTCTCTTCTCCAGTATAGACATAATCAAAACCTGCTATAGTTTCTAATTTATCTAGTAATTTAAAATTAATACCGTAATTAGCAAGTGGATTTACATCACTAGTATTAAGAGTACCATCACCATAAAATCTATCTAAGAACTCCTGGTTCTGTCCGATTAATGATGGGATTTTAATATTAATATATTTAGACCAAAGTACTTCACCTAAAACAAATGGTTTAGGATTTGAAAATTCATAGTTACTTTGATTTAAGTAGACTAGTTGAGTTAAAAAGTTTTTAATACCAGTATTTCTTTCAGTAGTTACCTCAAATAGAAAACCTTCATAACCTCTTGCTGCAAAACTAAATCCAGATCTTAAGTGTAGTCTAACTGTATCATATTGAATATAGTTAATATTAGCAGTTGCTTCAGTCTGATAATTTAATAAATCATTTTCTCTAGAACCAGTCCATTCAACTGCATTATTAATAAAATTATGCATTTCATAATCTCCAGTAGAGTCATAACCCAGTAATGCATATTTAGTTTTATCACCGCCAGGTGCGTTAATAGCATGGTATCTACCAATAGTCTGATTAAGATCATTACCTGTCGCTTCGTCTGGTGAAGCAAATAGAGGGTTAGCTCTAGTATCAACAATAGCTTTACCACCAATTAAACCAGGGTATGAATATTCTACTGTACCATTTTGGTTCGGGGTATATTCTGCGATATTAGTTATTGCTGAGAATGAATAAATACCCAATTCACCGCTAATTGCAAAATCAGCTGGATTAGGTAAAGCGCTTAAATCAAACTTATATGTCTTTCCATTTTGTAGAAGTAAAGTTCTAGCTGCAAAATTCTCAACAGCTAAATAACCAGATATAGATGTCACATCAAAATTCACTACCGCAGAACCTAACTCATTAATTAAGTGCCTAGTACTGAAAGGATCTCCCTGGACTGTGTCTAAGAACATCACCTCACTACCATTATCGTCTACTTCTATACGATATGGCTCAGGATTACCTTGGTCGTGGTAGATAAACTCAAGTAAAATGTCTTGGTCTATCTTAAAATATCTGGATGATTGCGCCATGTTTTAAAATTGTAAAAATTTAGGTGACCAGTAAAGTCCCACGCCTATTGAAGGCCCTGTGCTAATTACTTGATCGTTATTTAAGTTAATACCATATCCAACTCCAAAACCAACTAACCATCTAGATTTCTTTTGGTCTTGTCTATTTAATCTGCTATTTACTAAATTAATATTTTCAATATCTTTAATTTCTAATCCAGGGTAGCTTGTAGATAATTTTAATCTATCAGCACCATCTACGTTCTCAATTGCTGCCATTAAGCTTAGAGTTTGTGTTAACTCAAATTTAGTTTCTAATACTTTAAACTGTTCAAATTCATATTTAAAGGTAGAAAACCCTGTTAATTCTCTAGAGTTACCATTGCCAAAATCTTCAGCAGATGAAAATGTAACCTTAGTAGTTGTCGTGTCTATAGTCTCAGTTGTAGTAGTTACATTTAGACTATCTTTAATTTCTAAGTTAGCTGAGATTAACGAGTTAACCTCTTTTAAATCTTTATTTAATGCTAACGCTTTCTGATACTTCTTCGTTAACTTAGCTTGACTAGATTGCATATTTGATAAATCAAATTCATACGATCTAATCTGAGCAAGCTGATCGCCATTATCATTCCTTAATATTGTAACAGAGTCTTGAGCCGCTTTAAAATTATTAAGTTGTCTACCAGCATCTTCTTGTGCTAACTTGACATCTTGTTTTAAATTCTCAATACTATTACACTGTCTAAGAAATAACATAACGACAAGAGCTCCAGCGATAAATGTCACTAGAGTCTTGTTCGAGAGTATATTTTTTATTTTGTCTTTCATAATTTAATTTTTAACAATTCCCGTTAGGGGTTATAGTACCGTTACCTGAGTTCCATTCTGGACCGTTCGGGAATGTATCGAAATCAACCTCATGGCATATTGTTAATGAAGGATTTCCGTAGAAACAATTGCTGTTAGCTGTACCAATTGGAGATGACATTTGTACAGTTCCGCCACATTCACGCCATGTGACCGAATTACACTCGTTCTGGTATGAACTAGTTACAATATATTCTTGGCAAAGCGGCGGTGCTTGTGTCGTTGTCGCCGGAGCCTGTGTTGTGGTTGCAACCACATTCCATTTTGCCCAAAGAGTTAATTTATCATAAATTCCATCAATTCCAGTATATACTGATGTCGGTGGTTGATCTCCAGCACTATAATTTGTACCAGTAGTGTATTGGCTAGTATTCCAAGAATCAAATGTATAACCGTCACGTACGTATGCTGTATTAGCTGCTACTGATAATGGGTGTGTACCTGTTTGATCTGGGATTCCCGTTGACCCACTACCAAGAGTACCTCCATTAGGATTGTAAGTAATTTTATAGAGCTCTTCCCCGACAGCAGTGTCAGTATCACTTACTTGTTGCCCAGCATTACTATATCCACTAGGTACTGTAACGACTAAAGTATATGTATTACTACCTTCTCCTAATACAGTTGGTGAGAACGAAACTATATTACCGTTACCCGACCAAGACATATTTGCTTGCGCTCCTTCTACACCGTTAGCTACACTTAAGTTAATATTACTAGGTCCGTATGATGGTAAAGGAGCTTGTGTCGTTGTCGCCGGAGCTTGTGTCGTTGTCGCCGGAGCTTGCGTTGTTGTAGGCGGAGCAGCGTTCTGTGAAACAGAGATAGTTCCTATCGTATTAGAATCTTGTGGGTGTTTAATAGCTAAGCTACCACCTCTAGCAGAATATAATGTGTTCTCTGCTACTGTAATATCAATAGAACCTGCATCAGATGAATCAAAAGTAATCCAGCTAGGTTTACTATAAATATCACTTGCACTAAATATTAAGTCATCAGTAGGACCTGTTTGGATAAACAGTTCTATACCTCCTCCGGCATTACTTAATCCTGTAAGTGCGTTTGGATTTTCAAAGCTAATTGAATAATTAGTTGGAGCTTGTGTTGTTGTAGCCGGAGCTAGAGTCGTAGTCACTTGTACACCAGTCCAATCATTACCAGTATTATCATACTCGTAACTTTCAGTAGGTGGCATTAATTCAATACTTGGATCGATTGATGTATAAGGAGTACCATATTGATTAACTAAAAGATCTCCGTCTGGTTCGATGTTAATAGTATAACCTCCACCGCCTTGACCACAAGGAGCCATACAGAAGTCTACCCAAGTAATATTAGTTCCGTCAGAAATACCACCTTGGAATACATTAGTACTAGAGTTATATCTAATAAGACCTGTATCTGGAGATAATGTATTATTTGCAGGTACTTTAAATGATGAGTTATCTGCAATAGAAAATCTATCAAAAGCAGCATTAAACTCTACATTAACTGCAGCATCTAAATCAAATGATTTTCCAAAAGTATATTTAACAGAGTTATCTGCCTCATCACTAGAAGATATATCAATAGATACATTTTTACCATTATTATCAACACCGTGCCATAGTCTTAAATATTCATCAGAATCTAAACCACCTTGTACACCCTGTGCATGTTTACCAATAGTTAATGTAGCTCTTAAAGTGGTCCAACCATCTGCTGGTGTATTTTCATTAAACGTCTGATCCCCTAAAAATATAGTAGGGTGTAAATTATCAGTTGTAATTTTAGGCTTTAATATAGAATAAGTCTCATTAGCTGAGTCAGGATTGACATTAATAACATGCCATGGTGAAGTTGTAGCGCCTGTTAAACCTTGCGGCCCAACATCACCTTTTTGCCCCTTGCTACCAGTGTTACCCTTGGTACCTTGTATACCTTGGGAACCCTTCTGACCAGAAGGACCTCCTCCATTCGCTACAATTTGATCAAAGTTATAGTTTATCTTCTCAAACTTAATAGCGTCCGAATCACTAGGGTGTAGTATTTCTTGTATATTAATGGCCATCTTCTTATGACGTTATTTTTATCATAGGTCTTATTCTATAAGAGTAACCTAATCTTTTATTATATATCAATCTAAAATTAAGGGGCTTTTGTTCGTGAGCCCTAAAAGTAAAGTTTTGATCTTGTGTATATCCACCATCGTCTAATGCGTCGATAGTAGTTGCATTTTCAAAAGCTGAAAACTGTCCTTTGATTCTACGCGTAAATAGCTTAATTTGATTTAGGCTAAATAGGTTGACCAAATTTTCTTCAATATAAAGTTGAGCATCATCAACCAAAGTGGTTTTATCTTCAGCAGAATCAGCCACTGCAACATATTGTTGAATTGCATTGAATACTCCATCCGACGATAATTTATCTTTAATAGTATCTGTAATATAAAAATCTACAATAATGTTATTTTTATTTTCAAATATAACTAAATCAGTAGTATTAGTATTATCTAATAAAATTACGTCTTGTTCCTCTTCTGACCCAACATACTCTGAAGTAAAATTAAGTAAATTATAGCTATCTTTTACTTTCATAATAGTTGAAGCCAAATATGATTTCTCTTCTTTAGTTTCAAATGTACCAGGTACCTGCTCAATATTTCCACCGGATAAAGATCGAGTATAATAGTTTTTATCCCATGAAGATTTAAACACATGTACGTCTTTTTTATCAATAGCAACTTCACCAATTAATGGGTAAAGAGGTAGTTTATCTGTAGACGTAGATAGTTTAGTTACCGATGCGGCGTTAAATTCATTTACCTTTCTATAGAAATGGTTTTTAATATAACCCCATTGATTATCATGAGTACCACCGTCGTATATAAATCCTAAGTTAAATGCAACACCACATCTATTATATCTCTTATAGTAATCTTTTGCAAGATTAATTTCATTTATATCTGTTAGAGAGTGTTTATACATTTGTTCTTCTAAAATTATCTCTGTAGAATCCGATGTACTCTGTAAAGTATTAGTTTTCATGTGGCTATATACATCTGTAAAAGTAACCACAGGTTTAGTATCAACTGTATATCCACCATTTTGTCTAACTAGGAATGGATAGTAGGTGAAACCATCTGTTAAATCATAACCAATATTACCTGAAAACAGTTTAAAAGATTCTGGCTTATCCGTATCAGGAATAGTTTGTACTTTAGAGTCTTTTACAATTTCAGTACCATCTTCTAAATTGATAACAAACTGGTTATTTAAAACTTGGCCATCGTTATTTACGGTTGTAAATACTATATTGTTAGGTTCTCTTAATAACATTGTCGCTACATCTCTAGCGGATAATGCATCTAAAATAGATTTATATGCATTTATACCTCCCTTTTCATAAGTATATTCTGCAGTTGATTGTAAATACGCAGGTATATTTTGTAAATTTGCATTTGGTGTTAGTGGAACACCATTTGAATCTAACCCGTCACCATTATCACCATCTGAAATATCTTTAGGTGGTTGTGTTAATACTAAAGTATCTTGTCCATCTAACCTTGCGATATTTAATCTTAAGAACATCTCACCGAATGGTGATTCTATCTTAACTATTAAGTTACCAAACTTAGAATCATCATCCTTATTAATTTGCTCTAAAAATTGAGGCATTGAACCATCGGTATGTTGGAATCCATTTACCTCTAAATAATTAGAAGCACTTGGGTCTGTAAAATTAGCATCTCGTAAGTTAAGAGCTCCATCGATTTTAATATCTGAATATTCAAATGTTAGGTTTTCTGCTTTCCAAACTAATGAATGGTTTAATTCATATAATAATTTTCTGTTTAAAGTACCATCTGACCATAAATCATCTAGACTTAATGAAATCATAAAGACAGCAAATTTAAACTTTTTATTTTGTATCACTTCATAGTCGATACCATTTGATTCTTGTGCTGTTTTTACATTTAGTAAAATACTAAATCTATATCCATTAAATTCAGAAGACTTAATAAAATCTACTGGATTAGAGGCAGTAAACTCTTTTCTACCTTTAAATATAAATTTTAAACCTTTAAATATAGTACTTGCAAATGCAGTATTATTACCACCTTCAACTCTAGTATACTTTTTCTGTCTAGATGTTTTTACAAAAGTCTTATAGTTATTATTGCCCTTTGTCTCGAATCCTTCTGTTACAAAGAATCTATCAAAATAATCATAATTAGTATCTTTAAATATAGCAGGAGTAATCTCAAAGTTATCCATAAAGTTAATATAACTAAAAGAATCATTTAGCCTATATACAGGATTAGCATCACTACCTGCGTTATTCTTAAAATAAGCTGGTAAATTATTAATGTAAAACCATTCATGTGTCATACCTAATCTATTTCTACCATCGGCAGATAAATCAGGTGCAAAATTAGATCTACCGAAAGCCTCATTAGCGTTTAGGTAGTATGGTTGTTCTCTAACAGTTAAGCTATCTTTTAAAACCCATTTATTAATAGAAGGAACTACTCTTGAATTGATAGCATATTCTTTTAAATAGTTTTCTTGTAATCTATCAAACTCACTAGTAATTTGATTTTCATTAAACTCATCTGCTTGTTCTTCTAATAAAATATCACTTAATCCGCTAAAATAATCAACTGGATTTAACGTGTATTCTGTATTCTCTTTACTACCAAATGGGTATATGTCATTTGAATCATCTTGTTCCGGCTCGTATGCTATATTAGCAGGCGTCTCGTAAACTAACTCTTTTAGGTCTGAGTTTGAAGTATCATAAAAATCAAAATTCATATCATGAATATCAAACGCAGAAAATAAACCTACTTTAACTAGATTATCTGCATAGGTTTTAATTTCACCAGCCTCAATCGTATTAGGTTTTTCCAATACAATTTTCTTATATTGTAAAGGTAATCTTTCAATATCATCTACAATATCAATAACTTTATTATAGATCCCTCTAGATTTTGTATTAATATAATCATTTACATTAATATCACTAGCAGAATCTAATGTTACTAATATTGACTTGCCAGTTGAATTACCGCCATTAAAATAATAAATTGAACTATTATTAATTGTATTACAGTTCTCTGGGCTATCACAATCATTAATATCTAATCTAAGTAAATTATTTACATCTAAATTATTTGAATCAACACTAATCCACTGATTAGCATTTGCATTAGGGATTGCAATACCGGCAGATAATAGTCTATAACCTTGTACATCTGTTTTAATATAGAAGTGGTCAGCTCCATCGTATGATAGTGCTGTAAACCCATTATCTATAGAATTAATAGATTTTACTATTGCACTTGTAACTTGAGGTATGGTTCCTTGGTTAGAGAAATTAACTCCACCAAATTGACCTGCTGGTATATCTAACGCAAAGAATGTATTATTATCAATATCATAAGGTACTTGCAGCTCTTCAATTCTAACAATAGAATTATTAACACCATTTGATTGCCATGGAATAAAATCAGGCTGTAATGGTTTTAATGTAGCTCTTTTTTCTGACAATATAATAGATCTATCTGACTCTACCTCAATGTTTAAATTATTGTAAAGTTCTGGATATACCTTTGCTCCAGTAAATTGGTCTTCCTCTCCAATTCTATTTTGAATATAAGTAGCAACACCTTGTATACCCTGTCCATCAATATAAATAGGTCCAAACTCTAACAATTGCCCATCAGTAGGATTAACTATTGTAAATTTCCAATCCTCTTGTCCTAATGATTGCTGTGGAATTAGCCTAGTAAACTTAAGTCTATATGTCTGTTCTTTTGAAGGGAATATTGCAAACCCATCGTTTACAGCAGGGTTCTCTAAGATGCTTACCTTTACAAAGTCACTACCTGGTTTTCCATCAACCTTTATATCGATTGAATTTCCAGTTTCAGCTAATTTAATTTCTGAAGCAATTGAATTTCTAGAATCTTCAACATTTAACTCTAGGTTACTAGGGTTATATACTGTCTTTGGAGATATTTTATAGAATTTATCAGATGTTGCCGCGTACCCTAATGTAGGAGTTTCAGATATTAATTTATATGGTGGAATAGCAGATGAATTTTCGCTATTAATATATGAATTAACATTTTTAAACTTAAGTCTTCCTGTATTTGCAGAATCTAATGTACCGTAACCTGAATCAATATCATTTACATATAAACCAAAATATCTACTAACAGAATAATCAGTAGCAGCGTCATCATTAAATAGGAACTCTAGGTTAATTAAATTTGCACATGCTAATTTATTTCTTTGGAACCCACTTGTAATTAACTCATTAGCATCGATTAACGTAGAATCTTGACTAATAAAATCGCTATCTAAATACTCTCCTTTAGAAGTAAACCCTCCATTTTCTAAATCAATACCATTAAATGAAGACCTTTGTAATTTATCAAAGTTCATTGTAATTGGAGTTTTAGGGAATGACTCAGATTGTATATGGTTTCTAATATATGTACCTAATTCAGAATCTCTAGATAAATCAAATGTTTTTACAATTTCACTATTCTTTAAAATCTCTTTTATATTATCTAAATTAGATTGTGTATCAAAGTCTAAAGTACCAATAGGATCTTTTACTCTAAAGATTACAAATTTGTTAGGTATTGTTTTATCTAACCAAATAGGAGCCATCATTCTAAAGTCTTCATCATGTATCTTAGAATAGTTATAGACTGTACCGTAATGGTAATCCTCTTCTATTTGATTTTCAAAAGTATCTTGTACTGCAAAGTTTGAGTAAGACTCTTTTATTTTGTATATTTGGTCTGCAGGTGTTTTAGTATTTTTAAAGAATCTTTGTAGATCGTATGACCACTCTCCATCTTTATTAACTGCCCATTTTTTATATTCAACTGATGCTAATTCTTTTGTAGCCTCTATTGACTCAATATACATTTTACCATTACTATTAACTACTAACTTCGCGTTAGTTGATAATTTAGGGTTTGTTCTTAATAGTGGTTTAGAAATATCATCTAAACTATAATTCTTTTCTAGGTTAAAATTAGGAATTGATTTGTTAATAATATCAGCATCATCAACAGTCGCCAATGTGTATGTTTGGGGCAACTCTGTTTGCATCAAACAACCTTCACAATCAGTATATCCATAATTAATTACAGCCGCAGAGGATAGCCCTAAATCAACTGGGTTAACTTGAACAGTTCTAATAGAATCATTATTATATTCTGTTATATTATCTAATATATCTTGAGCATCATCAATATTAACAGCAACAATTTTATGCTGCATTGACATACACTCTAATACAGTAGGACCATTTATTATTCCTCTATCACCAATAACCTCGTGCAATTCTTTTATATAAGAACTACCATTATCAGTATCTTTATGTAAACCATCTATGACATATAAATTCCAATAAGGAGATCCATCTTGGAATCTCGCAACACATGATAAAAATGCATAAAATACATTTTCTCTAGAAGCAATCGACTGACCTACTTCAAATGTAGAAGAACCTACAGGTCTTTCAAACTGAGTACTACATGTACCTAAAATTATATTAGTATCTTCGGTGCTAGCATTACCAGTACTACCTTGTAATAAATCTGTATCGTTTCCAACTACACCCTTCCATACATAGTTACCAGTATAACCACTTGAGTTATAGTTTTCCCAAACAGCAAATCGCCTATCTGCGTCTAATGAGTAAGTCGCATTATTAAAACTATCAACATTAACCTTACTAGCTAAGAACGTAGTACTTGGCCATGATAAACCATAATCAACTTGGTTCGCAGCCTCTAATGAAGTAAAAGGTACTATATTATGTTGTAATATGTATTGTAATTTAGCCAATTCAGATAAAGACCCTACTCCATCTTCTTGATTAGCTCTAAAATAAAGTTTTGTAAGAACTAAATCACTATCATCAGCTAAACAAACATTATCAATTCTAATAGGATCTACTGTATTATAGTAAACACTAACATCGTATGTTTGGTATTTTATTCTTTCTGGGCAATCTTGTGCATATCCATCACTTCCTTCTACCCAAGCACCTTGTTGAAATTCAAAGTATTTGTCAGCATCGGCTGAAACACTATCATTATAGTAACCTGTTAATGCTGTAAACTCAGCAGGCGCAGAATTACTAAGATATGTATTAGCTATAACTTCATCAGTAAATATCTGTCCTCCTGCTGCAATAACTTGGCTTAATAAGACTGGCTGATTACTTGGATTTGTAGCATCTATTACGTTTTGCCAAACAGTTTGGCCTCCGTACTCATAAGTGCCTGCACATAAATCATTTACATCTTCATCAAAGTTAACAGTTATTTCCCATGCATTCCCTAAACTAACTTGACATTCTACAATAGTTTCTATTTTATCATAACCAAATGTATCAAACTGTATAGCTTTAGCATCACCACCACTAGTAGCCGAAACCGATAACCATCTAGTAGCTGGGTTAGAAGCACTAATCGGCGTTGCAAAAGCTGCATCTAAATAAATTCGATCTCCTGGCGCTAAATCAGCTATGCTAGTATTCTGTTCAGATGCATCTAAATAACCAGTATTACTTCTAGTTGCTGAACAAGCTTCGTCCGAGTTTGTTACAAATGCAGAATACTTTATTGCAATGGCCGCGGTTGGATTAACAGTTATCACTGCAGTATATGGGGTAGACGCATTCACATACCCATCATAAACCTGTATTACAAATGTAATTTGATCAGGCTGTGTTATATTATAGTTAGCTTCATACGTCCAAGCACCAGTTGTATTGTCTAAATCTAAAGAACCTGGGTTAGTAATGCCACTCGAAGAAGTTGGCCCTGATACGATACTCCATGTTAATTGATCTCCAGTATTAGAGTCAGAAGCAGATGCTGTACCACCAGTACTACTCCATTGATCCAAAGTAGAATTAAATGAAGGGTTTGCAAATGTTGGAGGATTATTACCAGGTGCTAAAGTTCTTAATGTAATTGTACCCACACCGGTTGATTCTTCACCATCTGTATCTGTTACCTTGTAATAAAAATCCTCTTCTAGATCACTATTATTAGGTGTTAAATTAAGACCACTCTTTTTTGTATAAGTAAACGTAAAAGCACCTACATTTGCGTTAACTACAAAATCACCGTTCGTTAGACTTGCTGCAACTTGTGCTTCAGTTAATGTATTACCTGTAGCATCACATAAAGTATATGTTAAAAGAGCTGGCGCATCATTATCATCTGTTGAACCAGCTGAAGCAAGATCTTGTTGTGTTGATATATTATTAATACCAAATCCATTAATCTCATATAATGCATCTCCAGGAACTGGGGCTTGATTTTGTGGCGGGTTAACTGTAACTGTAATAGTTCCAACTGCAGTTCCACCGTCACTATCTATTGCAGTATATGAAAAAGCATCATTACCCGTATAATCAGTATTTGGCGTATATATTATAGATGGCTGATTTCCAGTTAAAACAGCACCTGTCGATAAATTTGACCCCTGTGCATTTGCATCCTGAATATTACCATTTTGCGGCACACTAGTTATTTCAATAGTTAATCCGTTACCAAATTGATCTTCAGCATCAGATACATTACTCTGTTGCCCTGAGCCAACTGACCAACCACTACCACTAGCAAAATTTAAAGCTATTGGAGTACCATTCTTAATCATAGTCCTACTAAAATCAGGAGCTGCTGGAAGGTTATTACCACCGGTTTGTGAAATTAATAAACTTGTAGAAGTTACACCACCGCCCTCTGGATGTTCTAATGTAAAAGCTTGACTTCTACCATTAGCGGTTGGGTTAGCATCAATACTAAATTCAATACTACCACCTGTTACAGTTGAAGATACATTAGTTGAAATCCAATCAACTGTACTAGGGTTAGGCACAATGTTACTCGAGTTAAATGCAGTTGAGTTATTTGTAATTGTAAAAATCCTAGTTGTACTAGATGCCGCGGCCGGAGCATTATATGTGGCATCATTATTCCAAGCAATCGCTGGAGCTAAAGTTGTCGTTGTACCTGTCGCACTAACTTGGCATTCTATAGCAACACCGGAATTTAAATATCCAGCGGGTGCAATAACATCAACATCATAAGTTGTACTACCTAGTTGATATGTACTAGGTATAATACTGTCTACTACACCCTCATCTACAGCTGCTGTAACAGTATCTCCGACTGCACCGGCTTGTATTGATACATTAGCTTCAGAACATGTAAACTCTGGCAATGTTGTCGTTGTTGTAGGCTCCTCAGTTGTAGTTGTAGGCTCCTCAGTTGTCGTACTAGTCGTTATTATTGACGCACTTATTAGACCAGAATTAGATATTTGTGTGGCAACAATACTATTATCATTTGGCTGCTCGAACGCATAGAAATCCATTCCCCCTGCAAATCCACTACTTAAAGTACCTGAAGCTGCATCCGGATTATTATCATTCACCTGATAAACAGTATCACCGGTTGTAACATAACCAGTATTATCACTGTCATCAACCCAAGCAGTAATTGTACCTCCTGTCCCCCAGTTTGCTATCGCACTGGCAGCAGTAGAAAATCCAGTAGTATTAAGTGTAAAACTTATATTTGCCATTTAACTTTAATTCTATTTTAGAGAATTCCTTCTCTAGTATATATCCTCACTTTGAGATACCACTTATTACTGAGATATTGGTCTAAGTAATCTTGCAGCTTTAATAGAATTTAAGTTCTTTCCTTTAGCACCGTATTTAGCAAATACTTCTAAGTCAAATGAGAATTGTTCACCATACTTATCAAAAATATCTAAACCGATTTTCTTAGTATATGTTAAATTATTAAAAGCAAGTCTAGCTAAACCACCAACTCTACCAGTATCTATTTGTTCATCATTACCAAAGTAATCAGTCATTCTATATTGAAATACAATATCTACAGAAACTGCATTAGACTCATTATCTTTTTTAGCTTTAATTGATTTTCCAGATCTTTTGGTTTCACCGCTTACTTTTAGTGTGTCAATATTAACAGGCGATGCAAATAAGAATGCACCACATGATTGTCCACCTAATAGGTATTGGTCACTAGCATCAAACGACATTTTAAGAGGTCTTTCATTAGCTATATCAGATTCTGACGTTCCCCATAGACCATTACCATCATGGTATGCCATTTGTTGTTTCGAACTAATTTGATTAGTAGTTAAATCATAACCAAAAATACTTAACAACTGAGAACCAGTACCTTGTGTAGCCGACTTAGTCATTGAAAAAATCATAGATTTTTTAATACTTTCTAAGTCATAATTAGCGGCGTTGTTTTCAACACTATCCCATATATTTGCTAATAACGGGTGGTCTTTATGTAAGAATAAACCATTGTTATATGCAGTTAATCCAATTGTTGATGTAGAAGTAACTTTAATTTTATTAGTATTCCAATTCCCAGTATAGTCATCGAAATCACCAGCCCAAATAAAATCAGAATCACTATAACTTCCAGTTGAATTCCAAGGCTGTACTGTATTGCTTGCGTCAGTATACGTACTTAAATCATATTCGTAATCTGAAATTGTAGGATCTCCGGAAATATTACTTAAAGGAGCTGTTAAATAATGTGGGTTTTGATTAGCCACATCCATATATCTACTATAAACAAATTGACCTCTTCTTTGAGCAGATTGATATGGAGCCTGATACGTTTTTTCGTATAAACCTGCTCCAGAACCTGAACCTACATTCTGATACTGAATAGGTACTAAATCATAGTTACCTTCTTCTTGATAGTAATTATCTCTATTTACTTTATTATCAATTCCTGCACCATTTTGATCGTTTAATCCAATACCAAAATTATTAGAACTTGCAGCTAAATCATTACTAGACGTAAAAGATCTATATACTGGTTTTGTTCTATCACCGATTAGTCTAGATACTAATTCTAATTTAGTAGCCTTACTATTTTCTAATTGTAGTTTAAACGTCTTAGTAACAATATGTCCCTTTCTAACTGTTAAGTCTGCAACCTCATCCACATAGTAACCAGCAAATAGCTGTGTTGTAGTGTCTTTTGCAATATTAGTAACAGTACCTTCTTCGTCAACAATCTTAACAACCAATTCACCAACCTCTGCTTCAACCTCAGATTTAAGACCTGCTATTTGAGCTTCTAGTTGTGCAATTTTATCATAAACTGAAATTGGCTTTTGCTCTGGTGATAAAAATCCAGATGCTATATTAGTTGCAACGTGTGCGTAATAGTTTTCGTTAGCAGTAAATGCATCACTAACGTGAGTAAATACACCTTGTGCAGTTAATTCTTCTGTAATTTGAACTTTAGCAAGTTCTGCAGTATTAACCTCAACTACAGCAGCAACATCAGTTGTATCAATTTCTTCTTCCGGGAATGAAACTTGAATTGGCTCTGACCAATCAGATAACATTGGATTAGCAGGGAAACCAGCTTCAGAAACTGACTTAACTCTAATCTCTACTAATTCACCTTGATTAATAGCAATATCTAATTGATTAAAGTTAATCTCTTGACCATCTTCAATCCTAGTATCTTGCCATGTAAACTTACTAGCAATATTTCCATCATTATCAATAGATTTAGCTCTATCTCTAACTTTAGTTTTAGCCTCATTCCAATTTGAGAATACCGCTGCTTTTTCTCTATCTTCTTCTGTAAATTTAAGTTGTGCAACCTCAGCGGCTTTACCAGAAGTTGATAAGTATCTATATTGTACAACAAACTGTACAACGTTTTGATCTAAAGTATCTGCAACCTGTTTTGGTGCAGGTACAGACCAGAATCCTCTAATTCTATATTTAGGAGAAATCTTAGCTACATTAGATGAAGAAGATAATGCCTGAATTTGTGTTACAATCGAGTTGTATAATTTAGCCTCAGAAGTTCTCTCTTCGATCAGCGAGTTTAACTCAGATTTATCTTTATCTTTTTGTACTTGAGATGCGTATTTTTTAGTTGCAATTTCAGTTCTCTTCTTAGAAATAGTATCATCTAATTTCTTAACAGCCTCTTCAACTGTAGCTTTATCAGCAGATAATTTTTTAATCTTATCAGCAGAATCATTTTCAGTTAAGTGTTTATTAATCTGAACTACTTTAAAATTATCAGCTACTAGAGTTGGAGCATTAGGAGTTACACCTACCGTCGCCGGAGGAATATTATCTTCTTTAATAGACGTAATAAGTCTACCAAAGTCAGCTACATTCTCTTTGTAATAATCAGCTAATAAAATAATTGAACCATCTTCTTGAAGAATTTCTAAATCATTTGAATAGAATCCAGCACCAGGTGACCAGCTTTCAGCTAATATCTTAGATTCCGGATCTACTGCTTTTACAAACATTAAGATTCTCTCATCAAATCCAACAGGCACTTCAATTGATAAATTATTATCTTCTACCTTGTAAATAGATAAACCACCTGCACCAATCTTAATAGCTTCATAGCCCTCTAGCAATTCTAATTCAACCTGACGCGTTGAAGCATCAAGCTTATTAATCTTATATCTTGTGTTTTTAGAACCACCAGTGACCATCAATTGATCTCCTACGCGTAGTAATTCAGTCTCATCCAGGTCTTTAGTATTATCTGAATATGTTAGGCTATCTAAAGTATAAAGTTTAATAGACTGTTTAACCGTTACCCCATTCTCAACAACTTCTCTTTTAGAGTTAGAAATTGATAAGACATCAAATCTACCAGTATATTGTGTAGTTCTATATGGCATATCTCTTAACTCTTCGTCAAGTGTATATGCAATGTTGTTATTGACAATATCTCTAATCGCAGTTAGATAGTCAATACTATCCTGGTTTCTATAATTTTCATTAAAGAAATCTACTGCAACTTGATTTGTACCATCAAATAAAATTCTTTTTACTAAGACTCTTTCTGTATCGTTTGGAATCTGCCCACTTACATCAATTGATGTGGTTAACATTGGGTTTAAGAAATCCTCTGCAAAATAGTTAGGCTTAGACTCAAACGCAGTTGGTCTTGATAAAGTAGTAATATCGTTTGCAGGAGTCTTTAGCGAAGTAGTAACTATATTTTGAAAAGTACCATCGGCTAATTTAACCTTAGTTGTACCTTTACTTAGACCTGCTAATGCTTTTAGATTATTATCTAATCTCTCAAGCTCTTTTTTCATATAACCAAAGCCAGGAACTGATACTATTTTAGTACCCTCGTCAGTTAGTATCTCTAACGGGATGTCCTTAGCATTTGTAGTTACTGCTTCATTAATACGCTCAAAAGTCTTTAGAGAATTAGTATTAATCTCTAGCAGCTTCTTCAAAGAATTGGATATAGAGTTGTTAGTGTTCATATTATCTTAAAATATCTACTTCAAATACAAAGTTAACTGGATCTGTACATACCAGTTCAATGTATGGTTTATTCGTTAGTAATTGCGATGGGTCAATATCTACAATATTTTGCCAACCGCCTGATTTGTTTGTCCAAACTTTAATATTGTTACCATCTACATCAATAGCATCAAATGCAATTTTAAAAGATTGTCCTTTCGTCCAACCTGTTACTGAATCATCAACATATATATTTAGGTTCCCATTTAGTGGATCGGCACTTAATTTATTCTTTAAGCTTAATCTATTACTATAAGAATTTAATTTAGTCCAAACACCATTAATATTAGAGTTTGAGTTATCAAATAGATTAGTACCTCCTAATACGCTACCGCTTACCACACTAGATGCAATATCCCATTGGAATACATCGTTGACTACATAGCCTTCAACAGAGTTATTAACCTTAATTTTACCAGCAATTGATTTATCAACATTAGTACCTTTACCTGCAAAGATTACATCTGTATTATACTGTAACTCTACTGGAATTGTACCATCAATTAGCTGATTAATTTTTGTATGTGCATTATTAATTAGGCTTAATAGTGCATTTGAATCTTGTAGTTGTAGAGACGATGCTGTAAAGTCATCCTCTAACTCTTTAATTCTACCCTCAAGTGTAGCAGCTTGTGCTGTGCCTAGGATAACATTCTCTAAAGAGTCTAATCTTTCTACAATTTTACTATATCTATTATTAGCTTGTAATAGTAGATCGGTTGCATTCTCTAACGCAGTAGTTGTGTCCATAAATAGATCCATTGAGAAAGTAGTAAAGTCATTTACACTTGTCTCAACACCTACATTATCTAGCGATGAATTAAATTTAAGATTTAATTTTAAAGAGTATGCGTTACCATTTAAACCAGTAACTTCATTTGGCTTAAACTTAATTTGTTCATGGATTTTAGATCCAGGACCATAAGCATCTGTAATATCATCTAAGATTAAGATACCGTATAGGTTTGTTGCTCTATTCGCAGGAATAGAAGAACTATATAAATCGTAATAAACTAAAACAGCATTAAATCTAAACTGTTGTCCAGTTTTTGCGTAATCCAATAGTGATTCAACATCTGGATTATTTTGAATTGGCTCATAAGAAACCGTGTCCCAGTCAATTTGAACTGAGTTTGTAGCATTAGTTTGAATATCATAATATGCTGCAGTATTTGCCGTTGAACCAGCATCTACTATAGGTAATAAGTCGATATTTGGGTCAGGGTGTGTTTGCCCTTCTCTACCCTCAACATTAGTATTATTTACATCTAAATAAAGTTTAGTTGCAGACGTATTATAGTCTGTTGGTTTAAATAAAACTAGAGGTGTATAACCTACCGCTGTTGGCACGTTAATATAAACTTCATGGTAAGTATTACCTTGATATGCTACGTCGTTCTCTGCGTCAATACTACCTAAGTACTTAACTACTTTATCGTAGTTCGAGCCACCTAAGATCGCATTATCGTTTTCTGAGTAGGCTCCTGTAGAAGACTCATTAGAGTCCGTTGGTCTAAAATCAATTGCACCTAATGAAGATAACCACTTAAAGAAAATCTTTTCTGAATCTGATTGCAGTAAGATTGGGTCATAGTCATCGTCCTTTAGAAGTAACTCTTCTAAATTCAATGCATAATTTTGGAATGTTTGTGCGAAATCCACATTAGGCATATTGGCGTTATACGCTGCACCTGATTGCTCCTTTAAATTCAGTTCAAAGTCGATAGTATTAGAACCATTAACAGAGTCTGTAAAATCAGGTAAGTCTAGTAAAGCGAATTTACTAAACTCAAAATTGATGTCAGCGCTATTAAATGCTCTAGTAATATCTCTTGCTGCTGAAGCAAAAGCATACATCGTGCCGCCCTGCGGTTGTGGTATTCTTACTAATGGTGTTGCCATCTACAGTTTCGGTTTAATTTAATTATTATGATATTGTACAAGCGTGTGCGCTAATTACATACCATACGTTTTCAAAACATCTTAGTGTTATCGTTGAGTTATTGCCATCTAAAGAGATTGAAGCAGCTCCTAAATTAACTGTACCAGATGATGTTACAGTAGCAGCGCCACCGCTCTTGTTGATTAAGGTAACCTCTTGTCCGTCTACACCTGCTGGAATGTCATAGTTGCCATTCATAAAGTAAGTGCCCTTGTCGATAGTCGTTGGGGCAGCTACTGGTGCACTTGCAGAACCACTTACACCTGATTTAACAATTGAACCACCAAAGCTCACAGATGAAGAGAATGTAGCTGCTGTGCCAATTAATGCACCCGCAGTACTTACTCTAAATAATGTAGATCCATTGACCACATTAAGTTCTTGAGATGTAGCATTTGTTAAACCGGCTAATACTGCAGTTGTTGGGTCTAATAGACCTGTAACTGAAGCTAGTTCGTCGTTTAGAAGTTCGAAGTTACTATTAATAACTGGTCTTGAAGATGAAACCGAGTCTGTACCTAAAATTTCAGTAATGTTTGCCATTTTTCGTTTATTTTACTTTTAACATGTTGCGTTGTACAACGTTCTTATTTCCATACGTGTCCTCCGCTTCCAGTTGTATCGAGTAATCACCCTGCTCCTGGAAAATGTACGTGAGCCACATATTATTATAGTATATATCATTCACATTTGGGTTACTTATATTAGTAATCGTCCATTTCGGGTTTCTTGCGCCCGGGAACTTAGAAATGTCGGTTGATATAGTGACATGGGTAGATCTTTCAACTTCTGCCCAATTTTTAAATACTTTTAAATTATCCCATGATGGGTTATATGTTACAGCGTGAACTTCACCACTTACCTCTGAATTTACACTACCTCTAATGCTTACGCTTTCAAAATCGTATGTTTTAGAATATTCTTGCCCAGAGCATAAAATAAATTGAAATTGATCTTGTGTATCAATATCATCATCGCTGTCCATATCCTTAAAAATAGCATTGTAATTAAATTTAGAAATAATAGGGTTTTGGCTAGCCTCTAATTCATTTGCTATTGCCTTCCATGAGTCTACATCATTTACACTAGTTGGTGTTGATGACATAACCACATGAGTCCCAGTTACAACCTCATTAGTTATAGGGTTTTTATGTGTAATAGATAGTTGATCTCCCTGTTGAATCCAATCTATTTTAAAAGAAGAACTTAAATCCGGTCCTACTCTCATATTGTTCCACCAGTTATGTACTGTATCTTTCCATCTAAAAGAACACTCGTCCCATTGGTATGGTCCAGTAGTCTCCGAGTAACCAGTATCTGAGTAGATGTCAATGAATCTTCTCACCGTTGAGAATCTTACACCCTGATCTGTAGCGTCTTTTAGATAATTAGCTCTATCTAATGTTAGGTAGAAAGTAGCAATTGAATCATCTACTTTATTTGTATTATCTTGTGGGAAATCCCAATAACCACCAGAATGATTCCAATCTAATACTTTATTATTCCATGGCGCTATATTATCTTTCTTATCAGTTTCTAACCAAGAGTAGATGCCATATAATTCAATCTCTTTTAGTTTAACATCGAATAAATCAGATTTCTTATAGTAAGACATGTGTCCAAATAAATCATATAATCTTAACTCTACAGTATATGAACCGACATACGGCAGATTAAGCGCTAATCTTTTATAGTCACCCTGAACTATATCGTTAGTATCTACATAATCAACTGGGCCTCTATATTCTTGATGGAATCCATTAGGACCATCAATAATCCATTCAATCTCGTAAACCCATCTTTTATACCAGTTGTTCCAATTTACTTTTAGATTTGCATTCGCATCAACAGCATCATCCCATACAAATTGAGCTTCATCCCAAATATCATCCCAAGATTCAGAAGAGTCTAGAATTACAGGACATCCAATAGGTACTTTAGTCTGACCAAAATTTTGATTCCATGAGTTCATATCTCTATCATGGTAGCTATCATAAAATTTCTCGTAAATAGTTTTTAACTCAGTTCTCTGCTCTTTAGAGACAGTATCTTCGTCTCCAATTGGCAGATTTAAGAAAGTACTATAGTTATTAGTTAAATCATTCTGATCTAGATGTGACTTTAATACCATTGATGTATCTTCAATAAATAAGTCTCTATCTTTAGGGAATACATCAAACTTTACTCTATGTCCTTCAGAAAAGAATCCAATTGGATTTTGAATCTTCCAGATATTTAAGTTCTTGTTAGTGAAATAGTCGCCTTCCCCTGTGATGTCTACGATTTTAGCTTCGAGGGGTAAAAAATCTCGTTGTAATCTATTCTTTAAACCGTATAATTTAATTAGGACTTCTTCTGGAGTATAATCAAATACTTCATCTACATTAGCAAAATCCCACTGATCGAATGTACCATTAGGCTCATTTAATCTGTAAACTAGAGAGAATCTACTAGTTTTCTTCTGAGTAGCAGAAGGCATTTTAAACTTAAGTAGTTTTCTAGTCATCTCACCTCTTACAGATGAGTTAGGTACTGGGATTGCATGTAACTTACCGAAAGTCTTCGAGTCTTTATCTACATTAATCCAATACTCTTTTAGTGTAATCTTATCGTAACCAAAGAAGTCGATAGCATTTAGAATAGCCTTATATGTACCAACGAATGGTTTAATATTATTTAGTTCTAATAGTAACTCCTTTCTCTTTTGGTTTAGGAGTTGATAGTCTGGATGCATTTCAGAAATGTCATGCGACTTAAATATCATAAAGTCTTCGTCTTCTAAAGAAGCACCTAAGTTACCTAATAAAACTTTTAGTCTTTCATCCTCTGCTTCTACTTCACCGTAGAATTCAATCTCAGCTATTAGTGTTGTTCCGGCTTTAACTTGCAATACTCTCTTATGAATACCTTCGTTCTGTGAAGAGATTGCGATATTAATCTGTAGTGCAATATTCTCATGGTCACGAACGATCTTTAGATAATCACCATCCTGTGATGTTATCGTTGAATAGTCTGCTAAGTCTAATGATTGGGATTTAAGCTCCTTTACATAGGCCTTACCACCATCCATTCTCATACCATACATAATAACGTCTTTCGACTGATCTTTTTCTAAAGCCTTCCAGCTAAAGTCAAATTTTGTTATTATACCATTTGGTGAGATTGGCTTATTGATTAAAGTTTGCCCTTCTTTTAAAACCTCTTCTAATACAAATAAATTGACAGTTTCATACAGATTTGCAGATACTTCAGGTAGATAGACCTTACCAGTCCAAACACCTGCTGCGTTCTGTACCAACTGTAATTCAGAAGTAGTACCATTAAAGAATCTTAAATTATTCCACATAGTTATCTAGTTGTCTCGTCGTCTTTTTGTACTGTAAAGTTTTTATAGTTCTTTAAATATCTTACTTGATCTAAAAGAGCTACCATATAATCGTTGATAAAGAGTAAAAACTCTCTAATCGTTTGGTTTCTTTGAATATGAGGGGAAACTTGTCTACCGATTAGACCTCTTTGACCAGACTTATAGTCGTACTTGGTATTCTTAAGATCGTCTCTTCTGTGCTTGGCCACTTTATACAGCCTTTTACGCTTGTAAACTAATAGGTCTCTAAATAACATTATTTCAAGGCTTTTCTATTTCCAGCCTGTACTCTAGTGTATATTGTTCTAGGTACCGGCGTTTCATCAAAATTCACACTAAGTGCAGCTTCAGCATTAATACGGGCGTCGTCAATAATAGGGTCACCATCTCGGTCTTGCCATCCGCCTCTAAAGACAGCGACTTCTTCTTTCTCCATGATGATGTCACCCCATTCGTCTAAGCCTGCAACTGTATAAGGAATTTGGGTAGTAGCATCTACATCCACGGTCTTAACTTCCTCAATGCGCTTAAAGAAAATATATTTTTGTTTGCCGTTACCAATATCTTCTAAAACTACAGGTTCTTGTGGAACAACAGATACAGTTTTAGACTCATAGTAACCTAGACGTCTAGCTGTCTCTTCTGTTTCCGAGATGAATCTCACATTTACTGCATCAATACCATCAATTTCTTCTAGAATATACACAATATCAGATTTAGGCAATTTATCTCTTCTTGTAATATTCAATAAGTAGTCACTTACTCTAGCTCTAACTTCGCTAAAGATTTCTTGTTTCGTATAGCCCTCAAAATATCTAATATTAATATCTAAGCTATATTTTCTAATTTGAGGTTTAACAAATACCACTTCAGTAGTAACCATTTGTTGGCCACTATCTTGAATTACTTGTGACATTTTGTCATATTCGTTTTGGTCAAAGAACATTTCATTCTGTGGAATAGAGAAATAGTCTTGACTTGCTAATAGTTTTCTTTTTATATCTGGTACAGCAAAAATATAAATAACATTATCATCATCTAAATACTGATCCGATGTGGTATTGTAAGCATCCACATACGAGAACATACCATATCTTGATAAGAAATACTCGTAATTGTCTGGAGTTGCTAAGACGTAAGATTTGGAAGCGAGAGGTGCCATTAACTTAGTAAATTCAGTCGACTCTTTGTCTGCGCCCATTTTAGGTGAAGAAGTTACATTAACCTCTAGGTATTCATTTAAGTCAAAATCATCGCCATTAGAATCTACACCATCTGATAACCATTGAAAAATAATATCTTGACCATCGTCAATATTACCTAAAGCACCTTTGTGTTTTACATATTCAATTTGAATATCAGATCCAGCTGGTGGAATTGCACCAAAATTACCAGTACCAAAGTAAACATCTAACCCGCCTGAAATACCTGTTTTAAGTATATAGCCTTTTTCTTCGTTTAATAAGTCATACATGGACTCATGTTTAGTCCATTGCTCTCCGTTAATAGCAACTGTAACTTTTGAATGATCTGTTAACCCATTAATTTTTATATTGTAAGATTGCATTGGCTCTCCAGTTCCAGTAAATGTTTGTTGTTCAAACTGACCCTGAATAATAGCACACTTAACTTTAAGTTTATTAGATTTTTCCAATCTAAACTTTTCTTGTTGACTTAATATAGTGTATTTTAAACTATTTAATTCACATGATAGTTCTGATCTAGCATCAATATTTAAACCAGTACCTGCAATCTTACCAAGATCTGCACCTACTTTCCATCTAAATTCAATCTCGCCAGTTGCAGCAAAACCTCTAGTTGCATCATGGCCAGTTAATCTTGATAGACCATATATAGACTCTGGTTGCTGAGCAGTATAAATGTTTTGTTCTACTGTAGCATCTTCTACATAGAACATAATTAGTTCACCAAGCTCTGCCATTACATTTACAATCTGAGCAAATGGTGAAGCCTCTGTAAATAGAGTGTTTGCACGATTATACACTCTTGCAATGTAAGTACGAGCATCAACCTTAATTTGGTTAGCGCTGGTTCTTAGTGTACTTAAAAATTTTAATTCTGCCATTAGTTATTTATCTTAAATTTACTTGGATTGTGTACTCATTATTTACAGTAATGTCTACATAACAAATATCTCTAACTTCACCTTTAAAAAACTTAACATCTACTGACGTATCGTATTTTCTAGAAAGGGGTACGTAATTAGATAGTTGTTTTTCAATCTCGTTTCTAATTTGGAATTCATTTTGGTTTAAACTATACACCAAATCTTCTAAATTACATCCAAAATCAGGTTCACCTAATACATCATTCTTTCTAGTAAAAAGAGTATTCTCGATCTGTGTCAATAACTGCTCTATCTCACCGTTGTTTTGTACAACAGTTGTTTGATAGTTAGGGTCACCTATATGTTTAATGTAAAAATCCATTTATATATGTATTCGGCTCATTATGAGTGGAACATCCAGTCCACACCTTCGTCACCCTTAATTTCTTCAATAATCGACTCTAATTCGGTGTCTCCCATGTCTTTTATTGCGTCATAATCAAATTCTACATTACCAGGTAATGCAAATTTAAAGATACCAAGTTTGGCACCTAAAGACTGCTTTATTTTAGCAGAACAATATCTAAAAAATATTTCATCTTCATAAATAGCACAATCTGGTAGAGTTTCGTATACATGTAGAATTACATCCTTCTTAGGCGTATCACCTAAGATCTTTAACTCACCAGTTAATCTTGAGTATTGAAATGAAATAGGATTTTCCATAATCTGTCTAGACAAATCAGCTAAAGATTGATTTAATACATAGTATTGTAATTCTTCTGCAGCTTCCGCAGCTCCAGCACCCTCATACATTCCTCTAAATAACATTCTTTCTAAAGCGAAGTCTCCACCGCTTTGAAATCTTACATCTAATCCACCTCCAGTAGAATTAAAACCAGAACCAGTATCATGGACACCAAATACAGAAAATACTGCACCTGAACCATCCACGCTTGCATTAGGTAAATTTAAAGACCTGTGGTTTTTAAAATACGTAGAAGCAAATACTTCTGCTGGAACATGATAATAGTTCTCTCTAACAGCATCTTCATAGTTTTTATAGAACCATTTCTTAGCTCTTTTAACTATATTAATAATTTCTCTTTGAGGTAGGTTAACAGGAACCATACATGCACCAGTCATGTCGTCACCCAATTCTTGAAGGAATGCGTTTAAACAACTATCGCCGAATGATCTTTCGGTGCTTAAGTTAGTTTCGTTACCTGATCTTATTTCACTCATTTTAACTATTTATTTTTGTGCTTACCACTATTTCAGTATCATCAAATCTAGCATGTGGACCAATACCACCCTCTCTGAAAATACCTCCAATCATTCTACCTTTGAAAATACCATCTCTTCCAAAGACAAAACAATTTGTTAATTGACAACTACCATGTACATAAGAAGACTCAACTTTTGAATCCTTTACCTCACAACCTTTATAGAGTTGTGATCTTATTATCTGTGCACCATCAACAATACCACCATAAATAGCACTATTTTCGATGTTGCCTGATAGCTCGCAATCTATAAACTCAAAGCCATCTAACAAGTATGCAGTTTTAAATTTACCACCTTTAACTTGTACCATACCGTAGTCGGAATCGTAGTTAATAATACCCTCTTCCATACCACCGTGTGCGAGTAACGCTAGAACTTTATGTTTAAATCTGTTCCATTGTACTTCGATTACTTGCTCGTTGTCTGTTAAGTCCACTAATATATTTATCTTCTTCCAATATTTATTTACTGCTTTGTAATCTTTTAGCATTTCCATTAGAGGTTTATTCTTCTCTAAGATACGCTTAAGTTCGATTTTATTCTCAGGAGTAAATTTAGGATTAAAACAAGATTTAAAGACAGACATGATAAATCCATCTGCAAGATGTAGAATATCATCTGTTCTTTTCTCATAATCCTTACCACCTAAATATCTAAACTCTAAATAGTTCTTCTGTGCCTTTTCAAAGTTAATACCATAATATTTAGTATTAGCAAAAGTAAAGTTATCTGAACTAATTAGATTTTCGTTATAGTAAAAAGCTTCATGTTTAGGCATAATCCATTTAATAGACTTTGCATAAGTAGAATCTTCTCTATTTGGGAAATACTTGTATACTCTAGCCTCATCAAACTCTAGAATAAATTTCAACACAGACATGTGTTGAACCATATTTTTATCTACTAAATAATCAGGGTTAAATGACATATTAAGGTGGATTGAAGCTCGGTCATTTGTATAACCATTCTTTTCAATCCATCTTAACATTTTTTGAATTACAATTCTAGCATTTCTATAAGGCATAGGACCCGTTACGAGTTCAATTAAGCCTTTACCACCTGACATATCAGGTTCCATCTTAAAGACATCAGCGCTTGGCTGGAAATCAGAATGTGCTTTATCTTCTAACTTAATCTTTCTATTTACTAACTCAGATATAGATTTTTGTGTTTCCTCTAATTCTAGATTAGAATAAAACTCAAACTCAATTCCAATCTGGCTAGCGTTTAGAATAGATTGCCTATCCGAAGATACGTTTAGTTTTTGCATGTTAAGAGTATGATATTACTTTTGAATATATATCAAACTCTGTTGGGATAGTTATTAGGGTAATTTTAAAAATACCTTCATAGACGATTCATCAATTCTAGTAATTTGTACATCTAAAGAATCACCTATCATATATTCTTCAAGTTTATTATCTGGAAGCTCGCTTACATGTAATAAACCAGTTACGCCCTCTTCAATATTTACAAATATGCCATAATCCTTTTTAGTCTTTACTTTTGCAGCAACAATAGAAGGTATTTGGTATCTTGATGAAATATTAATCCATGGATTAACAGCAGTCCCCTCTTTTTGAGTTAAGGTAATTTTGTTATTACTAATAATATCTTTTACAAAGAAGTTAATTGGCTCTCCTGGTTTAATATCTCTATTCTTAAATCTAACTAAAGTATCTTCATTTAATTCATTATTATGAATCATTCCAGTTAAACATTTATCAAACTCAACAAAGACCCCATATTTTGCAGTTCCTGTTACGTTACCTTCTTTAGGTTCTTGTATATTTTCTTTTAAGTTATTAATAGCCTGTGGAATTAAAGCTTGTAAATATTTTCTATGTGATACTACAATTGTACCTCTATCTGGAGAGAAACTAACTGGTACTACATAAATTTCTTCACCGACAATAGAACTAAAGTCAGATAGTTTATTAATACCTGCAAGTGAACCTGGCATAAAGCAATCTATACCTTGTACTCTTACAATATAACCACCATTCTCAATCATATTTTTAACCTTACCGATCCAGGCAGTATTACCCTCTTCGATACCAGCTCTTAGGTCCATGAAAGTTTTATGTTTCACTCCACCTGTAATAGATCCAGTTAATGTACCCTTTGTTTCTGTAATTAAGACCGCTGTCTCTTCACCAGGCAACATCATTCTAACTTCTTCAGATTCTTTTGAAGCCTTTACATATACAGACTCTCTATATCCTATATCAACAGTAATCCATTCTTGGTCTACTGCATAGATATTACCTGTATGGATTTCTCCAATATTTAAACTTGGTTTAATTTCAGGTCTATTTTCAACTAAAATATCATATAGCTCTTGTGCATAAGGTTCTCTTGAATATACCTTATCACCATGTCTAGTCTTAATATGTGGATTTGGTTTTCTGGTTTTAGTAACACACGTAGCTTCGTATGCGTCCCATAAGAACTCGCCGCTCTCATCGTAGAACTGTGCGTGGGGATCTTGAGTTTCCTCTTTTACTTCTTTAATTTCTTCTGTGGGTCTTTGAATAGTTTCAACTAATTCAACTGTGCTTGTTTCTTGGGTTGCAGAAATTCTGCGTCTTTTTTTATCTGACATTTATTTTAGATTAACAGTGTAACATATTATATATCTACTTAAGTACGCGTTTTATCCATGCGTAATGTTTTCTACCACTTAGGTAGCTTAAGTTATCATCATTATCGTAAGCCTCTCTTTCAAACGAGATGTTATAGTAGGCTTTTTTACCATAAAAGAATAGTTTAATAAACCACTCAGTTACATACCAAATATAAAATGGTATAATTAGCATCTCTTCTTGTTGTTTAATATGAATAGTCTCGTGGTTAATTATCCTAGCCGCCTTTCTTCTCCACGGTGGAGTCGAATTGTAAATCTCTCTTAAGATAACATACGGCCAAAGGGTAATACCGCCGATCCTCATAAATAGACCTATGCGGTCTAAAAATTTATCATTATATTTAATAATAGGTGTTTTCATATAATTTATATATTCTATTTACAAATCTCAGCCCTGGGTATAAATAACTTATGTGTTAATTCTTCAGCGTGTTGTTCCCAAGGTCTATCTCCCCATGGTTGGTCCCATGTAGATATTTGACCTCTCCATGTAACTAGGCCAAATCCTTCTTTTAATAAACCCTTTTCAAATTGATAAACATGTACGAGTTCATGAAAGAATGTTCTCTCTAATCTCTCTAACGTATATCTACTATTTAATTGAATTAGATAAATGTTAGGTAATATTTCTGTAGTTAGTCCAATAATCCTAAAATCTAATGGAGCCATTTCTGTTTTAATCACCGGTGATATAAGAGGTGGATTTCGTAACAAGGAATCTCTTAAAAACTTTTTTGAACTTTCATTATTAATAACCTCTGCTATAGTAGGTCTTTTGATAATTGAAATATTAATGCGCTCGGGTTTATTATCTTCTGCAATCTGAGCTGCAAAGAGGTAAAATACTAACAGAAAGATGAATCTTTTAAGGATAATGTTAGGATTTGATTGTTATTATATGTATCTACAAAAAACTTTGCCATTTTAGGCAAAATAAGTGCCTCTAGATTTTTTTATGTCAATTATTTTTCGTATATTAGTACTGTAATTAAAAACAAACAATAACTATGTATATTAAAGAACACGAAGGATTTAGCGGGGAAACAGTTTACTCAATCGAACAAAACATTAATGGTAAAATGCACAAATTCCATACAAGCGAATATGGCTTTAAATGGGATGTGGAATATGACTATAGAGTCGTTACGAAATGTGTAGCCGGATGGATGACTATTACTGAAGGTAAATCCACTCTTGCAGCCCTAGTTAATAGGTATAAGAAGAATGCCTTACAGACGATCGAACTTAAGTCTACTCACCCTGGGTCAGACACTTATTTAACTGCC